TTAGAAGGAGCTTTGGTAGTGAGATCATTTAAACAAATCATAAGATCATTTATACTTGTGTTAACAAAATCATTTAAATTTATATCCATTCTTTTTAATTAAAGATAAGAATTTAAATTTAAGTAATTTAAATTTTTGTAAAAATTTTTTTAAAAAATTAAGTATACATCCCAAATGGAGGTTCTGTAGGTTTAACTTTAAGGTTATGGCTTTTAAGTAATTCTAGCGCTAACCGAATATCTACAATATTAAGAATTCTTTTGGTTTTTGTTTTTTTTCCAAAAACTCTTCTTGAGTGACATATTTTAGTTTTATCAAATAACGTTAATGTATCCCCTCCATTATTTTTAAATATACCAGGGTATTCTTTAAAAAGATTATCTAAATTAGAGTCTGTTAAAGAAGGATCAAGTGACCAGTTATTATTAGAAACTTGATATACAAATATTTCTCTAAGATTATTTATTGAATAATCTTTAATGTCGTATGTCCATGGGAATCTTCTTCTAAGACCAGCGTTCATTGAAAAAAAACAACGTTCGAGTTCATTGTGATAACCTGCAATAATCATAATAAAATTAGAGGTATTTTCAGATAAAAATTGATTTATAGTATCTATACATTCCTTTGAATAACTGTTTCCACGATCTTCATCACCGGAACCAATTGAATAAGCTTCGTCAATAAATAAAACACCTCCTATAGATTCTTTTAAAACCTTTTTAGTTTTTAACGCAGTCTGTCCAAGATACCCTCCTATAAGATCTGCACTTGTTACTAATTTAAATTTGTCACTTTTAAGAAATCCCATACAACAATAAAGTTCTGCTAGAATTTTACCTAAAGTTGTTTTTCCTACACCAGGAGGACCTGTTAAACAAGTATGCATCATTTCATTTGAATTAAGATTTTGAGAAAAAAATAAAACTTGATCTATTATATTTTTTTTAAGTTCATCCATCCCTATCAATTTATTTATTTTTTCAAGTGGTATTAAACAATCAACAAGCGATTCCATATCCAAATTAAATGGTATTGTATATTCATTTGTAAGTTGAGGCCTAAGACTATATTTATCTTGATTTCGTGGTCTTTTTTTCCTATATTTATATTTTTTAATGGAGTCGATGAGGTCACTTAAATTTTTAAATTCAAATTCCATAAAGCTTCTTTATCATTCATTTATTTATAAAATTTAATAAAAAAACGTAAAATTATCGAAATCTTTGATTTAACATTTCATTTTCCTGTTCTGTAACAATTAATCTACTTCCTGGAATATGTCCAGATGGATAAACTCGATTATATTTATTATTACAGCTATCTCTGGTGGTATTTATGATTTCTTTAATACTTCCAAATTTTCGTTTATCGCTTTTAGGATATAAAATTAAAATTAAAATAATTAAAATAATTAAAAGTTTAAACATCATTTACTTTAACATTACATTTTATTTTACCTGGAATTTATGGTGTTGGTACTGGAATTTGAATTGAAAAGTCAGTTGTATCAATTCTCTTCTGAAAGTAGTAAACTCTAAGTGTAAAACAATGATCTAAAATTCGTGTTAATTGTCCATCATCAGAATACCATGATATATCTAATTTATTTAGTTTGCTTAAAACTGGATTATAAAATTGTATTGCGCTAAAATTACTTGGTTGATTTAAAAGAGTTTTAACTGATGCGCTACTAATACATGTATTATTTGGTACTTGACAAAATATATTTGGTACATTTTCAGGTATACCATTTGTCCTTTGATCTGAAATTAAATTACAAGTTGTACCATTTAATTGTGAAATAGATAAATATAACTTACAATGAGTTAATACAACATCAGATATAATACAATTACTAAATAAACAATCAACATTATCTTGTACTGGTTGTATAATTCCGTTTATATCTGTATATTCTCCATATTCAGATCCTACATTTACGTATAAATTTCCATTTATACTTGTTATACATTTAGGACCACTTGTATAAGGTGGATAAATATACGGTCCTTCATAATTTAACATTAATAATGGAGCAATTGAATTCTCAACAATATCATTTGGTATAATTGTACCATCATCAGGATAAATTGTCAAAGTGGGTAATAAAGTAGAAGATATATTAAAATTTTTATCCTTAAAGATATATCTATTTAAATTTTTATCATAAATAACACATACACCAATATATTTACCTAATACAAATCCAGCAGATTGTAAAACAATATTAAATTGCCTTGTTAATTCGTCAGCTATACTTACTGGGCTCATATATGTTCCTGCTTGTATAATAACGTATCCAGTAGTAGTTTTTAAAATAGAAGTAGCTGGATCTGTATAATTGTAAGTAAAATAAAGCCTATTTGCCCAAACTGGTATATTAACTGAATCATCTGTAGCCGCTGGTATATATACATCAATTAATTCAGCCTTGTAAATTTTATCCATATTAAAATTTAATGTTACTGTATAGTTATTTGGGTTTGGATATTTTTCTTGATTTCTTTTTTCAGAACTTACTAAAATGTCTTTAAAAAGAAGATCATATTTATTTTGATGAGTTGTAGTATTTGCTCCACTGGGAGGTCCATTAGTATATGTACTTATCATTTTAAATAAATTTGCCATATCAGTTTTAGTAAAAATTTCATTATTTTTTAATGCTGGTGTTACATTTCCATTAAATACCTGGGGTCTATAATTTATATCATAATCAGCTTGAGATTGCTTTTGTAAATTATAAAAATTATCTTTTTTAATAAAAATAAAAATTGAAATAATAATTATAATTCCTGCTATTATTATTCCCTTTGACATACTTATCTTAACTTTTTATTTTATTTTATTTTATTTTAACTTGTTCTCCAAGAAAGTCCTATTTTTGCTAGTGGACGTGGATCTAATTGAGGAGCACGTCCCCATGTTGTGCATGTATAATTAGGTTTAGATTTTAAATTATAAGTATTCATAGTCCATTGATCGCGATAAATCATTTGATTCATTGAATTACCTGTACCAAATGGGCAAAATACTTTACCTCTTTGGGTATCATGTACATAACTATTTGTAACTGGGCTATAAACATTATTAGAGCATACATTACAGTCCTGTGTAAATTCTCCACATAAACTATAAATTGCATCTGGTAGGTAACTTTTTGTTCCAAATTCTTCAAAATTACGATAATTTAATTTACTCATTGTTACTTTAAAATAACATTTTAATTTAACTTAAAGTAAAATGTAAATATTTATTTAAATTGTAAAGATGTGTTCACGTATGTTTAACCAGTTTATTTGTAATATTGAACCTGATCATAATTGTACTTATGGATTTCAACATTTTTCTTGTATACTAAAAAATGGAAAGCCTTTGTATAAAGGATCCAATCATTTGAGGAATTCGTATAATGGTAATTGTATTTGTTATTCGACTCATGCTGAAATGGATGTTTTACATAAAGTCTTAAAAGGCGAGGCGCGTACAACCATTTAAAGACATAATAGATCTTAGTGATCATGTTATAGTGGTTGTGCGCATGAGTAAAACTGGCTTACTTAGAAATTCAAGACCATGTAACCAGTGCCTAGAGACGATGATTAAATATCGTATAAAAAAAATAATTTATTCAAGTGATACAGGTGAAATACATTGTGAAAAACCTGAAAATATGAAACAATTACATGTAAGTTCTGGATGGAAGTTTTTCAATAAAGAATAAAGTTAAAGATAAGAAATACATTTAATTTAAATGGAACTTGAAATATGTTCGATATGTTTAAGTTCGATTTCAAATGAAGACAATTTAGAGCAAATTCTTACAACAAAGTGTTGTTATAATAAATTTCATAGAAATTGTTTTACAGAATGTATGAAAATAAAATTAGAATGTCCATTGTGTCGTGAAAATCAAACTAATCATGTTATAGTTATTAATACATACACAGAACAACAAAATTATATTAAAATTACTATAGCAGTTACTTTTATTTTATTTATTATAGCGTCTGGTGGAATGTGGACAAATTGTTCAAAAAAATAAAATTAAATTTAAAGAAATATAAATTTAATATTAAAATGTGGAATAGTAACTTTGTTAATAATGTTAATGGTAAAGTTATTAGTACAAAACCTTTAAAAATTGACACTACATTTTTTCCAAAATGGTTGATAAAAGATATCGATAGTATTGAAAATGAAAATGGAAAATATTATTTAATTGTTCATAGGGACAAATGAAGAATCCATTGTACCAGTGCCACCGTAAGTAAACAATGGTATACTGATAGAACTTATAGTATTACGTTTTTGTAAATAATAAATTCTAAGAGTAAAGTAAAAGGTTAGAACATCACCGGCTTGTGGAATTGTAGGATTTATATTTAATAAATTAGTGTATTGGTCATATAATTGTATGTCTAATCTATTAATTTTGCTTATAGGTGGATTATAATATTGTATACTTTCATACATATGTGGTCCTATATATAAACTTATTGTATCTGTTGTGGATAATGTTAATGCTGAAGAAAAATCTGGTATTTGACAAAATATTTCTCCTTGAACTTGGTTATTTCCTTGGCTATTAATAGTACCAGATACGTTAGTATAAACTGGAGGATTTGATCCAGGAACTTGTATTTGGTTAATATTAGTTCCAGATGTATTTCCAGCTATAACTAATGTTTTTCCATTTAATTGAGGTATACTTACAATTAAACTATTATATCTAATATTAGTAGGTATACTTGTTTGAAAATGAACGGTGGCGGCAGTTAATTCAGCTTTGTAAATATTATTAACATTATCTAATGACATATTAAATGAAACTGTTTGCGAATTAGTATTTAAAGTTCCATTTACAGAGTTTAAAATGACATCACGGTATAATAAATCATAACTAGATTGATTAGCAGTTACATTTGATCCTCCAGGAGGTCCATTTGCATTATACATTTATCTTTACCTTTTATTTTAAATTTACTTTAAATTTATAAATCAATTTCTTTTAGTTTACCTATTTTGAAGGTTGTTTTAATTTGCCTGATTTCGTCAGAATTACCAGAAAGACCATTTACACCAAATTGTTTTACTTCAGAAAATATCTGTTTATTTGTAGCTGATTTAAATACTTGTTTGTTGTGATTATCAATTTCTTCTTTACGGTTGTATAGTTCATTTGCAGAACTTTTAAAGGCTCTATTTAAACACCTATCGGCTGACATCTTTTTCCAACCTGTTTCCATTTTAATATTTCCAAATGTACTTTTGTGGTGTGGTATAATGATATTTTGGTTTTCTGGAATTTCTCTGATATAATTGTCAAATGAATTTATTAAATTACCAGCTGTTAAACTTATTTGATTATTTCCAAATTCTTTAATAACATCGCGAAGTAAATTTACTATATTTTCCAGTTGAAGATGATCTGTATTTTCTTTTCCTAAAACATTTATGTTATTAATTGTATTATTAATTGTATTATTAATTGTATTATTACAATTTGTATTATTAATTGTAAAAGTATTTTTATTTTTAATTAAATCGTGATAAATTTCACGTTCTTTACAAACTAATAAATGTTTATTTAAATAACTTATTCTACTCAAATCTTTTTCACAAAATCTACAACATGTTTTACATTCTGGTAAAATTGGTTCAATGTCATTTTCAATTTCTAAAAGTCTGATTGGATCATTGCGATATTTACATGTTAAAAGATGTCTTTTTTTAGTCCCATTATCAAAAAACGTGTTTAAACAGAACTCACATTTTTTTTGCTTGTCCAAGGAGCTTTTTTGCTTGTCCAAGGAGCTTTTTTGCTTGTCCAAGGAGCTTTTTTGCTTGTCCAAGGAGCTTTTTTGCTTGTCCAAGGAGCTTTTTTGCTTGTCCAAGGAGCTTTTTTG